TTAGCCAAGGCGCTTACGGCGCAGTTTCATTGACTTTTTGCGGGCAAGTTTTGCCGCGCCGGTCTGGGCTTTTCGACGCGCTTTTTTCAGCGCCGATTTTTGAGCCGCAGTCAGACGTTTTTTACGCAGGCGTTTACGGATGAGTTTGATCTCACCGTTACGAACAACCTTCTTAAATGCTTCAGTCAGCATTTCATCAGAAGTGCCAGCAACAACAAACGCCGCTTCCAGTTCGTCGCGGTCGTCGCTATCTAAACCAGCGATAGAGGCACCAACATCAGCAGCTGCGTCGTCGTCTTCATCGTCAGCCAGTGCTTCGATCAGGTCATCATCTACACCGCATGCTGCGAGGAAGTCAGCAACATTTGCCCATGCTTCGTTATAGGCATCGTCCTGTTCTTCTGTAACTTCGGAGTCGTCGTCATCAGAGATACCAGCGATAGCCTGAACGAAACCATCAAGGGAGTCGAAAGTCAGATCACCGCTATCAGCCCAGGCGAAAACGGCGTCGGCCGCATCACTCAACGCATTTTGCATAGCACTTCGATTTGCAGCTTCCAGAATCATCTGGTGCGCCTGTTCGACGGTCCATTCTTTACCGTCTTTCCCTTCCAGGATTTGCTCAGGAGCCTGGGCAGATGGAACGTTATCGTTAGTCTGTGCCGCCGGTTCCGGATTATTATTAATAACCGGATCTGTTGGCGGTTCAGCGCTTGCTCGGGCAGACTCCATCAGCTGCACAGGATCAGAGTTCAAAGCGAAACGAGACAGTCCATTCCCCAAAAATGCCCCGGATTGAAAAAAGTTTTTGCTCATTGTATTCCCTTACTTAATAAGCAGCGGTACGCCCTGGATACGACGGGCTACGCCAGTCGGGCAGCAGGCCCAGACTACTTCCCATTTATCGAATTCCGCCTGCGTAACTTTCAGCACATACGGTTCTGTACCGTCAGCATCAGGATCACGAGGAGCCACCAGAGCGCCGGAGGCGACAAAGCGATCTAAAAGTTTGGTCATCCCTTTAGTCAGGCCAGCCGCAGTAATACCGTCCGGGCTATGCTTCATCTGTCGGGCTAACTGGACAAAGAAACGGCTGATTGCATTCATCAGGGATGGGACGTGCTGGAAGTGCAGATAGTTATCCTGCGTGCAGCAAGTTAAAGCATCGTCGATGATCATCTGGCCAGAGGTGCCAACAGATACTTTATTGAGACGGCCCTTGACCATTGCTTCTTCGTCCGGGGTATCTTCCGGATACAGCGGTTGAATTGACGCACGAGCAATGACGGCACGTTCTTCACCAGCCGGTGAGTAATGCCAACCGCCGACATCAGAGTTTTTCTTGACGCCACGAGCTTTCGCCGCATACGCCACGCCAGACAGACCAAAGACCACACGGGATTGGGTCCATTTGTCTTTGCAGGAGAACGGGTAGTGATAGACAGCACAGCTTACATAATCGGTACCAAGTAAACCGGTATCTTCAACAGCAGAGATCGCTTCCGTGTACGTCAATGTCGGTTTGACATCAAAGAAGCCATCAATCAGGCGATCTGCACAGATTTTACCTAATGCGGTGATAGCCGCATTGTCATAGCAGCCCAGGCCAAGAACAGCGGTGTACATGTACGGCGCATTATTCAGCACTTTAACCGCACGCAGGTACGCAGCGGTTGAGATTTTCGACTGATCGCCGTTGGTACCGCCAGTGAACGCCAACGATTTTTTGTTTGTTACTTTCGCTGTCGAAATCAGCTCTTCATTAACAACCGCGCGCAGATATTTAGAACGGGCTTCCAGAGCCGTAGGCAGATAACACAAGCGGCCCATGTCATCTTTCGCTTCTTCCGCCAAAGACACAGTGTGTGTCTCCAGGGTCGTTACCACGCCGAGCGAAGTCGTCTGGGTCAGTTTTAAGAGGAAGCGTTCATTACCCGCGCTGTCCGCTGTTGCCGTTTCGATGGTTAACTCACGGGTAGGTGAAATACACGGATCACCATCATCAACGTAGATAGCAAAGGCTTCGCCACTATCAAGTTCAATTTCAGAACCGTATGGCAACGCACTGTAAGCCGGTTCGCCTGATTCATCGAACATAATAATCGGGAACTTCGCATCATCCGGAACAGCGCGAACAACATAACCAGACGTTTGCTGAATAGCTTCGTATACATGGCGAATTGGTTCGAACTGTGAGCCGGAAGACGGCTTCAGCGGTTCGCCGAGAACATCTTCGTAATTGGACTCAGTAACCGCAAGAACAGTAAACGGCTTGCCACGCGCAAATACGCCAATACCAGCCCATAAGCTGCTATTTAATGCAACACCGGTAGATAACGTCGCATCGGCATTGATCGGGCTAACCGCGACGCCGGATGCATTACCTAATGACTGTTGAATTGAATATTGAGACATAACTTTCCCTGTTATGCGCCCCGCACGGGGGCGCTATGTTAAACGGAGAACTTCCCCTGATTACTCAGAGTCACCGGCATCAATCGTGTCGCCGCTAATGAAGTTAAGCCCGCCTTTTTTGGCCATTGTCAGCGTTACACGAGTGAAGTAATCAGCGCCGTTGCGTGGGTGCATATCGTTGATAGCCGAACCCCACAGCGTGGTACGGTTGACCAGCGCCGGAGTGGTCGGATGCTGGAACGGGATGGCCGGGACAGCATCACCAGTCACGAAGCCTGCTTTACCCGGATTTTCATCACGGACGTAGCACAGCACATCCATCGAGCTGAACTGAATGTTCTCTGTCGTTAAGTTCTTACAAATACCAGCAGGTACTTCGTACACTTTCACGTTACCGAACAGGGTACCGATGTAGTGAACATACGGAGTCTGGATATAGTCTTCGGCTGGCTGGAAGAAATCCTTCGGCAACTGTTTGAAGAAAGATGCTGCATCAGCACCAGCAAACATCCCCATCGCACCAGAAGATTTAACGCGCTCAATAATGTCGCGATATACAGTCTGGAATTTGCCACGAATGATGGTTGCCCATACATCAAAGGACTGGTTAACCGGCAGAGCGATGTCAAAGGTGTCGGTCGCAAGAGTACGCCAGATCATGATGCGAAGACGCAGCATATCCTGTTCATGAGACAGGTATTCCTTCAGGGTGCGGAACTGTAGGGAACCCAGGTCCAGACCAAATTCACGCTGTGCTTCATACGCCGCCTGTACCGTGTGCTCAGCCGCGATAACGAACTGGCTTGGGAACAGGGTGTATTTCTTCATTTCGTGGTTGATCAGCGGGATCAGCTCAGGAGCGGCTTCAATATTGATTTCCGTCTCAATTGCGATCTCAGTGCCTTTATCCGGCGCTTTGGAGAACGACAGGGCAATCTGACCAATGTTGTAGTTCAGAGAGCAGGTAACAGTGATTTGCTCACCAGCAGCATTAGTAAACGAGTGAAGTAGGCTGCCGGAACCGTTATCAACAACAGACTTAATACGGTTAACGTAGATATTAGTGCGACCTTTTCGGATTGGTACATTCTGGCCTTCGAAGTCTTCCATCTTGAAGGTTGCGGTTTTGCTGGTGCCATCGGAGCTTGCCACCAGCACATAGCGGCGGCGTAACTGGCTGTACACACCGACGGATTGCATGTCCAGAACATCACCAGCAGCATAAGAACCAAAAGAGGAACCTGCCACGTTAAAGACTTCATAGATGTCGGACTGGTCACGCGTAACCGGAATGAAGGTACACGCATCAGCGGTAGCTGCCCCCAACTGAACAGGCAGGATCATCGCGAGGAATAAAGGCAGACGCATAACACCGTCAGAAACGCTCATCATCTCTGCTGCGACGGATTCCAGCATCGCTTTATTAGTGGCATCCATGCTATTGCGGGTGGACTCAATCAGGCAGTTTTCCAGCGTCTGGTGGCAGGAGGCCAGAATTTCCGGACGCGGCATAGATTTATGTGCTGCGGCGTAGTCAGCCAGTGCACTTGCCCACGCTGTAGCGATTTGAGCGGTGGCATTATCAGAGATACCCGCAAAAACCGGGTCTTTACGTGCAGCTTCAAGGATAGATGCGGCACGCGCGGCATCATCTTTAATGAATTGGTTATCAGTACCGAACTGCGCAGTGCTTGCCCAGCCAAGCACAGCTTTAGAGCGTTTTGCGATATCTGCAATACGATTCTGGTATTCGCGTAAGTTACTCAATTTACTCTTCCTTAAACACAAGGCACTTGTGTGAATCCCTTTTCGGAAGAGATTTTATTGAAAGTCACTTGTTGACTTTCTCGTGACAAGCAATTTTTTATTTTTTTCGGGAGTAGGGGCGGAAGGTAAAATCCAAGGTGAAATCGTGGCGATTTCACCTTGAAATTTTAGATGGATTTACTTTAAAAACAGTAGGTTAATAGTGAAATTTGAATGGCGAAAGTTTAAGGCTTCGGCTTTTTATCGAGGCTCTTTCTAAGGATATGCCCAATCATCCTGTCGAGTTCTTCCTGTAGCTCTTTTGAAAGTCGATTAAACTCATAAGAAAATGCACGGCCTTTCACGCGTTTCCTTGCAAAGCGATCCTTGTCCTCAAATTTCCATAATTCAGTAACTACGGACTTATCTTTAGAACCTTTATCCGTGAGTAGTGAGGCTTCCTTTGTTATCAAGCGCAGGATTTTATTTTTAACTTCATCTTCGGCCATTTCTTCAATGGATAAGATGTCGTTTATTTCCGGGGATATGTTTTGAATAAGCTGATCAAACTCTAAATTCTTGTTCCCCATTTCGTCGCCAACAGCACAAAGCGTTTTGTAGTCCGAAAAGGTTAATTCCGACTGCACAGGGAAAAGGGCGACTAATTCTTCCGGAGCACTCGCTGCCTGGAGAGCACGCGTGACCTTCGCCTGAGACAGCCCTTCTTTGGCTGCAATATCCTTCTGACTCATCCCATCATTTTTCATTCGCATCAAACGCAGACCTATTTCTCGAATGCTGTGCTGCAATGCTGTCTGAACGTCTTTCGCTAAATTTTGCGCTTCCTGAACGCTGATCTCCTGGTCCGTGACTAAAACCCGCAACCCTACGTTCTCTAAGATGGCAGAAGCTCGACGCCGGGAACCATCCAAAATTTCAATTTTCCCTGTAGCCCGTCTAACACCTATTGCAGGGTAAAATTGCTGATGCTTAATAGTGCTTCGGATACTTTTTAATGATTTTGGCGTAAGAGATGCCTGGTCACGCCCGTTGTTATGCTGATCAACAAAGGTATCGCTTTCTACCTGGTTCGGAGGTATTACCTCTTCAATAAATGTGGCCTGGCGACCAGTTGATAACTTGAATACCTGCTCGACTCGATCGCCAGAGGCTGAAGAACTATCAAATCCGCTTAATATTGAAGGATTAAGGGTTCGCCCAATTGTTGGTCTGTTTTTCTTTGACATGGGGGGTTCTTACTCCTCAGTTAGATCTGATAAATTCAATACGGTCAAAAACTGCTTTAGCAAAATCTTCCGCGGCAATTCGCGCGTTCTTCAATGCATCAGCACTACCAACATACGTTGCCGGGTTAGCTGAAATAACAGTGTCAAAAGACTCGCCGCAACGTTCAAAACCGTCAAGGCGAGGGAGGACGACATCGAGCATATCCCCACCGAACACTTCTTTAGCCAGGCTATGGCAATACTTATGATCTGCCTTGTTACTCAACTTGGACATAAAACCAATGTTAGTCGCAAGCTGGCACTCGCAGCCTTCATCCGAAATGAGTTTTACCAACTCAGGAAGGCGGGCAACGTATTTAAGCGATGAGTGGAAATCGACAGTTGCTGGCGGCAGAGGTGTAAACAGTATATTGGCCGAGGCCAAAGCATTTTTCAGGAAGGCGTCAAGGTGAGGACCACTATCAACGAGGATAAAGTCATAATCGCTCTTCAGCTTATCAATCACATTTTCTTTCAGGACAGCATGGATGTTCTGACCCGGTAGATGCTCATTGCACAGCTCTCTCCAATCGGATGCAATAAAGGCATCGTCAATCGACGCAGGCATAACGTCAACCCCAGGTACAACAGAAGGAACAATAAACTCCTCTAACAGCTCTTCACGGCTTACATTCTGCAACATAGCCTGTGCAGATGTTGCGTTTACGATACCAATAGAGTGTTTATGGCTTAAAAACATCGTTGCGGAAGATTGCGGATCAAGGTCAATAACCAGAATCCTTAAATCCTCCATAAGAAGATGAGGGTGAGCACGCATTGCATGCGCCAGAGAAACCGTCGATACAGTTTTTGACACACCGCCTTTAAGATTGGAGATGAAAATCACATACGCTTCGCTGTAGCGATCCCGGTATTTTGGCACTCCGCGATGTTCATATATGTCAATGATGTTCTGAATTGACATCGCATATTTCATTGAAGAGCCAGCAGGGCGTTTATCGAAAACATAACCCTTTTCTTCCATTTCACTTACGGCATAGTCAACGTTCGCTCGAGTCAGTAGAGGCAATTTTGCCAGTGCCGCTTTCGCATAGACCTGGTAAAACTCGTTCGCGTGTAGCTCATCCTTTTGCAACTGTACTTGTTCAGTCAGAACATTGAGCATTCTGTTTGCTCTTTGAGCAACCTTGTGAAGCTGGCTGGAATCACTCATCGAAAGACATCCTTTATGCTGTATTTTTGAATTTAATTAAAAATGCTGCATAAAATAATAATGTATGCGTAGATGCTTGTACATAGCATTCTCTGCATGCTTACTCCTTTGCCAAGTGTGTCACAACATGCTTTGGCATCCTCCACGCATAAAGGACGCGGATTTCTTCTACGTTCAGGTTGTAGCCTGAATCATTTTGGTGATTTCCTGCTTCAATGGGCAGCCAAGCTTCACTCTCTATCAACTGGTGAGAACGGCTTGCCCGGCAGCTTCGATGTGTGCTGGAGGGAGAATAAAAGTCTAAGATGTGCGATAGAGGGAAGTCGCATTGAATTATGTGCTGTGGAGGGATCGCTGGTATCAAATATGTGTGCTGGAGGGAAAGGCAGAGAATTACATGTGCACTGGAGGGAAAAGCGGATGGACAGATGTGTGCTGGAGGGAAAGTCTGGGCAAACTGAGGGGCGTTCCCCTCCAGCGCACATCAAAAACAGGAAATTGGACAAGCCTTCCCGGCAGCACACATCTTTTTAATGCGGTTTCCCTCCAGCACACACTTATTCGGGGAGTTTCAGCTTTGGATTGCGAGAATGGACGATTACAAAACTTTCCCGGCCTTTCTTCTCAATAGAACAGTCGAGATAGCCGATTGTTTTAAGCTGTTCTATCGCTTTCTTAATGATACGGTTTTGCTCGCCAACAGCTGACTGCAAAGCCAGGCGCTCACGGATTCGCGCGAACGATAGCGGCAACGGGTTCTGCGGAAGGCTTTCGATGAAAGTGTAAATGGCTTGTGCAGCTTCTTTCTTCGGAAGGGCACGCAAGGCGTGGTGTTGCAACAGAACGCGATAATCAAGCTGGAACAGCTCCCACAACTTCGAATCAGCCTCCAGCTCTATCAGATCAAGGTCAGCATCAAAACGCCCGACCTTCAGCAGACCAGTCTGATAGCCGCCTTTAGCATCTTTTCCGCGCTTAAAAGCGATACCCTTGTTACGCAAGCGTCCAAGTGATTCATGAATGGTTAAACGCAGTTTCGCATCCAGACGTTTTGAGGGGAAACCACAGGCTTTAGCGAATTCCTGAAACGATAACTGGATGGTGTTTGAGGACAAGCCGTATTTGCTGAACGCGTAGATGACACCGATCCACGTTTTGAAATCAGTATCCATATCGAGTCGAGGACCGGTGATTTTAATATCATCGTAACCCTCGGCTTTAGCTATCTCCAGCTGGGAAAACGCTTTGGTGGCATCAATCTCTTTACTTTCTCCTTTGCTCTTTGATGGCTTCGGCACGAATACCCCCAAGCGCATCAACGCTACAGGCTGCACAGTGTTGTTTGAATTAACTGTTAGTTCTTTTGCCTTACTTTCAATGTCTGCGTAAAGAATATCGGAGATAAAAGATTGATTCATATTACTTTTTCCGAATTATGTGGATAGCTTTTATAAGTGGTGATAACTACCCAGGCTTTCCCGTCAGCACACATCCTATATCCCTCCAGCACACATTAGCAACCCGTCAGCACACATTTTTATCCCTCCAGCACACATCGTTTTCCCTCCAGCACACATCGCGATACACCTCTAAGCCAGACGTGGCGCGGCCTGCAACGATCAGGGATCTATATGGATCTAATTGGGATCTGTATGGACCTAATTATTGGATCTACCCAGTGGATAATGTGGATAAGTGAAAAACCGGCCACTGAGGACCGATTTCTGTGAAGAGTTGAAGCGAATTAGTTGTCGTTTTCCGTACCTACTTCTTCGATCAACAAACTACTTGTATAGATGCGTAACGTATCACCTTTGTAGAGGAATTGATAACCAACACCTCCTATGGCAGGGAGGTCGGGGAACATTTCAGAAGCAACCCCAGAGCAAATCACGGCGATACAGTCATCCCGCTGTACATCCTTACGCTCTGTACTCAAAGTTTGCTCTTCCCCGATTGCCTTTGTCATCTCCTCATCTTCGTACGCAACAGGGATATATTCAATCGCATCAGGCGTTTTGATACCCAGTTCTTCAGCAATCTCGAACGCCTGTTTAAATTGATCTGACCCAGGATATCCAACGGTAATACTCTCAATTTCGAACAAAGAAGTAGCGTTGTTTATTTCTTGTTTAACCGCAAACATGTTGTTTGTCCTTAGTGGCTTCCTGCCAAAGTAAAGTCATGAGTGTTGATATTACGATTTCTACAGTTGATTAAATCTGCTCGCTGAGCTTTTGCTTCAGCAGATAACCTTCCAGCGGCCAGATTTTCTCAATGGCGTTCTTACGGGCCACCTTACGGCCAATCTCCGCGTCGAAATTTTTAGGGCTGGCACAGGCGCTTTCCCCGGTAACAATGAATCCATTGCACAGCACCAAGACACAGATGGTCAGGCTACGCGTAGAGGGATGAACAGACAGCACCTCACGAACGCCTTCATGCGCAGCGCGAATGCCGTCAAAAGCTGTGAAATAATGCTCTTCGGCAATCACACTCTCGATGTGATCAGGAGTCAGGCGTGGTGCTGTTTTGCCTTTGGCCAGAATCTCTTTTTCAATTTCCATATCGGACATAGTTTTTCCTTTTAGTTACCGCTGATAGCACGGTTGTAATCATTGACGTTGCGATTCTTCCTGTTAATCCCCATCAGCATCGTTTCTGTATCGAGGATATACGCTGGCAGATCATCAAAATATTCACTGCTAAACTCTGGCATCCTGCACATAAACGCACTTTTGGGGGCAGGGTGGTTAACCTTTGTCGGCGTCGGCGTTAAATTCGCTGATCGACTCCCGGAGCAACCGCTGAGTGTCAGCAGGAATGCGCTGGCGAACATTACCCGCCGCAACCAGTTGTTTCTGAACTTCTGCTTTTCGTTCCATTTGCCTGTCAGCATACTTGGCTTGTTCTGATTCATTTTTCACTTCCTGGCTGTGAAAATGTTGATCTGCTTTGTTCATCGTCTCAATGGTCTGGTTAAGATCCATTATTGACTTATCACGTTCCTTAACAGCCTGATCAAGACTGCCAATTTTATCCAAGGCTTGCTTTAGCTGATGACGTTCCCATGCAAACCCGGCACCAACAAGTGCGCAAATCAGAACAAGAACACCAGTAGCAGCAAGTTTCTCCTTCAAAGACAAAGCTGTTTTTAACGTAGAAAAGAATGACATGTCTTCCTCCTGAAGAAAAATTATCAATGAAGTCCTTTGTTACTGTGCCGCTTTGTTTAATTCATCAAGAACAGAATCAGGAACCAAAGCGGCGACTGCGCTGGCTGTGCTGGCCTTATTTGCTGATGCTTCCGCAAGCGCGGTACCGATAGCATGGTTATAAGCAGTTATGGCTACGCTGGCGCTTTCCTTCGCTCGTTCATACTGCTGTTGCAATGCTGCTACCGGTACTGTTGTCTGGTCGAAAAAAGCACCAAATTGTTCAGTTGCTTCCTTCAGTGCTTCAACTTGTTGTTCTGTCAGTGCTGGTGGGGGAGTGACTGCGCCGCCACCTGAATCAGAGCCTGACGAGCTTCCTGAGCCTGTGTTAAGGGTCTGGTTAATGTCCCCCATAGCAGCGACTAAACTCGACGTATTAAGCGCATTTACAGAGTCCTCAAGCGATTTCGTTGTAGTCGCGTCACCAATGGCAATAGAGATCGGCAGTTCTGAAACTTCTCGCTCATTAGCACGACAGTAAACATCCCAACCAATATCGAGTTGAAGGAGCATTGACAGATCAGCATAACCAGCCAACAGGTCCGCGTGCTGAGTTGCCAGCCCTCCAATATTCGTTAAACCAGTTGCGGTTGTTCTGATCGTTGAAACATAGCTGGTAATAGTGTCGGGATAGACAATTGTATCCAGAATTAATCCGGTCAATTCTTCTGCAAGCAGTTTTGCTGTGTTAGCACTGTTTCGTGCCGATGTTATGGCACCAGGTGTTTTCATCCCACCGGCGGCGGACAATTTTTTATATGCGGATAACTGGTAGTCTTTTTCCAGCATGATATCTCCTAACTTACCTGAACCAGGCCGTCTCCGGCTGCAACGGTAGAGCCGCATGAAACAGGATCACCAACGCATAAGATCCCTTTCCCGTTGACGGTAAACCATGCCCTGGTTGATATAGCTTGCCCGCCGTGCGTGCTGTTCCCATCGGTATGCTGTGCATATTGCTTACCATCAACTAACACTTCGACTCCGTTGACTTTAAGTAGTGGTTCGCTCTCTACGGGAGGCCTGGATGGGAATCCTCCGTGCCCCGAACAAATGCTGTCTTTTGTTGCAATACTCGCCACATCACCACCAATGATTTGCTCTGATTTTCGTTATTTTAACTTAGGTTATTTGTGGTCTGTATGGCGTTTACTTATTACAAAATTGCTCTAATAAATATTGTTTTTTATGTCGTGTTTTCGGTACCATTCAGCCATCGCCCTTCAATGGGCATTTGTTTGGAGTCGTCAGATGCAGATGGAGCTAATAAGCCGCAAGGAGTTCGATAGCCGTGTAACCAGCGGTGAACTCGACAACTTGCAGGCTATCAAGGTGAAAGAAGGCTTTTGCCTCATTGGGAATCAGAGCGGAACAAATCGCGTTTTTATGCTTCGCCGTACGGATTTGAAGCCATTTGTCTGGAAGAACGAAATTGGTCCCAGCTCATACGCTCAAACGAGGGGGTGCCACAACCTGGCCTTTTTCTACAAAGACGAGCTTTCTGTGGTTGATATTCAAGGGTTACAACATGTTTAAGCACTGGAAAAACATTACTATTTATAAACTTTCTCGTGAGGCGGATCTGACCGACTTAGAAGATAAAAAGAAAATGATCCTTTTCACGCCATGCGGTAGTCAGGATATGGCCAAGTTCGGTTTTGTATCTCCATTTGGTGATAATTCCGAAGTTATCGCTATGCATGGAAATGGTTTTATCCTTGTTGAAGCAAAGCGCGAAACAAAAATTCTTCCCCCGCCGGTTATCCAGCGAGCTATTCAAGAAAAAATTGAAAAACTTGAGCAAGAACAAGCGCGTAAACTGAAGAAAACAGAGAAGGACTCCCTGAAAGACGAAGTTCTGCATTCTCTTCTGCCACGGGCTTTTTCAAAGTTTTCTGTTATCCAGGCGATCTACGACGGTTCAACTAAACGTATCTATATCAATGCCAGCGCGCGGCAGGCAGAGGATATGCTCGCGCTTATGCGTAAGTCTCTGGGTTCTCTTCCTGTTGTTCCCCTGAGTGTTGAAAATCCCATTGAATTAACGCTGACCGACTGGGTACGTGATGGTAGTGCTCCACAGGGATTTCAAATGGGGGATGCGGCAGAACTTAAGGCAGTGCTTGAGGATGGCGGTATTGCCCGAGTGAAAAAGCAGGATTTGGGAAGCGATGAAATTTCCACACACCTGGAAGCTGGCAAGCTCGTCACTAAGTTGGCACTCGACTGGCAGAACCGCATTAAATTTACACTGGACCATAACTTCAGCCTTACCAGCGTCAAATTTGCGGATGAATTGCTTGAGCAGAACTCTGATATTGATAGTGAAGATGTAGCGCAGCGACTGGACGCAGATTTCTTCCTGTTGACCAGTGAAATTTCGTGCCTGGTTGATGCTCTGGTAAATGCCCTTGGTGGAGAGGCTAAGCAGTGAAAGAGCTGTGCTATGGATCTGTTTGCAGTGGAATTGAAGCCGCGAGTATTGCCTGGGAACCGTTGGGTATGCGTCCGGCGTGGTTTGCTGAAATCGAGCCTTTTCCATCTGCCGTTCTTGCGCACCGCTGGCCCCATGTCGCCAACCTTGGCGACATGACAAAACTTGCCAAAAAAGTCCTGGCTGGGGAAATCGAATCCCCTGATGTGCTCGTCGGGGGAACACCTTGTCAGGCATTCAGTATCGCTGGATTACGTGGTGGGCTTGATGATGAGCGTGGCGCGCTAACTTTAAAGTATGTGGAGCTTGCAAATGCAATTGACGACAAACGGGCTGAGTCATTTCTCAAACCAGCCGTTATCGTCTGGGAAAATGTCCCAGGAGTCTTGTCATCGGCAGATAACGCCTTCGGATGTTTCCTTGCCGGATTGGCTGGAGAAGATGCGCCATTTGAACCAGGTGATCGACCTGAATCAGGAAAAAGTAACGCGTTCTGGCGGTGGGATGGCAAAACCGGTTGCCATGCTCCAAAGTGGCCACAGTGTGGTTGTATTTATGGACCGCAGCGAAAGGTGGCCTGGAGAATCCTTGATGCCCAATACTTCGGAGTGGCACAACGACGCCGACGCGTGTTTGTTGTCGCAAGTGCTCGAACAGACCTCGATCCCGCAACGGTACTTTTTGAGTTCGAAGGCGTGCGCCGGAATATTGCGCCGAGCCGAAAAAAGAAGGAAATCGCTTCCGCCATTACTGCAAATGGCGCTGCAATCAGTGGCGAAAGCCTAAATCCATGCCTACACGCTGGCATGTCCCCCGGTATGAAATCGACGAAAGCCGTAAACGGTTTCAGGATGGCGGCATTTGGGGAATATATTGACGATGAAACCGCATCGACAGTAAAGGCAAGAGACTTTAAAGATGCCACTGACCTTGCCGTTTTTAGCAGCACAGGAGCAGGTTTTTGGTCAGAAGGGCATGGTACATTGCGGGCACGTGAGCAAGAAAGCCATGAGCATCTTGTTACATTGGCTTTTCCTGAGCGTATGAGCGGTACACAACATGCTGCAACTAAGAATACTTCACCATCTCTAATGGCTAAAAATCCAACAGCTGTTTGCTATGAAGTAAGAAACGCAGAAGTAGCTGTCCGCCGTCTTACCCCTGTCGAATGTGAAAGGCTGCAAGGTTTTCCTGATGGGCATACGTTGATCCCGACGGAAAAGCGTAAAAAAGTTAATTCAGATGAACTGGCATATCTTCGCAATCACTATCCAGATTTAAGCGAAGAAGAGGCCGCGATGCTTGCAGCTGACGGACCGCGTTACAAAGCGATCGGCAATAGTATGGCAATACCAGTAATGCGCTGGATTGGCGATCGGATTACTAAGGCCGTATGTCGGCAGAAAGAAGGAAGTGAAACAAAAGAGCGAAAAGTTAAACCAGCGGCAGAATTCGAACGGTCCATATTCAAATGGGCTGGTGGAAAATTTGGTGTTCTGGAACAAATCTTTCGCTATTTGCCAGAAGGGAAGCGCCTGATTGAACCTTTCGTTGGTGGCGGAGCTGTCTTCATGAATGCCGGATACCAGGAAAATCTGCTAAATGATGTGAATGCTGACCTGATTAACTTTTACAAGACTCTGCAACGCGAGGCGCATTCACTTATCACTCTGGCACATCGTTTCTTCCAGGACTACAACACACAGGAAGGATACCTGGCAGTACGGAATGCGTTTAACAAACAAGTCTATGATGATTTACATCGCGCAGCGGCGTTTTTGTTCCTGAACCGACATTGTTTTAACGGATTGACGCGTTACAACCAGGCCGGTGAGTTCAATGTCGGTTATGGGAAGTATAAAACTCCGTATTTCCCATTACAGGAGATGGAAACCTTCCTCGGTGCGGAAGGGCGGTCTGAGTTTGTATGCGGTGATTTTGCAGCGGTGATTGAAGCTGCCGGAGAAGGAGATGTCATCTTTTGCGATCCGCCGTATGAACCGCTTCCAAATACAGAGGGATTCACGAACTATTCCGGTCATGACTTTAAGTTTGAAGAGCAAAAACGCCTGGTGTCTCTGTTGACGGATGCTCATCGTCGAGGTGCAAAGGTTCTCATTACTAACAGTGGCGCGCCAAACATCAGAGAGCTTTATCATGACAGTGGCTTCAGAGTGGAACCTCTTTTTGCCAGACGTTCTGTGTCTTGTAAGGGGGACACTCGAGGTGTAGCTCATGACGTTTTGGGTATATTGCTCTAATAAATTTATTAGTGTAATATCGCCTCAATGAATCGTGATTTATAGAGCGATTTAGCTGTTAGCCGCGACAGGCGCGGCGGTAAGCATGGCTGGGCCTAGTCCTCCCAGACAAACCACCGAGTTGCCAGGTTGACCATGCGCCTAAGTGGCAACCCCGAAGTGCGTTACGAGCTTCCAGTTTGCCCATCTTCGGGTGGGCGTTTTTTTCAGGGTTTTCGTCATGGTTAGCGACTTTGCGGCGGTTTAGAAACTGACCATTAAAGTAAATGCAAACGATGATCTGATGATGGTAGCGGCCTAAGAAGCCAGATGCCACGGGGTATGAGTCGTCCCCCGTCAAAAAATCGACCGCAGAGTGTCCCCGTCTGTGTATTAGGGAACGGGGAGGCACAACAGGTAAGGGCGCTGGTGTGATTAACCAGATGAACGAGAAGGGGCCATCTGTTGGTCAGCGTCCTTTCCTGTTGCGTTTTCTTTTCAGCGTAACAGCGGTGCTTAACAGCACTTTGGGTACAGTTCCACGAATTTACGGGTATATCCCGTCATGCTGAAGGCGCTAATCACGCTGGAAGCCAGGGTTGTGCATCCCCTGTTACCGAATTGCAGCCAGGGCGCGGTGCGCCGAAAAGCATACGGAGGTGGAAGCCCTCGCCGGAGACGTACCCGGCAAGTGATGGTGTAGCTCAGCGGTTAGAGCGGTTGACTGTTAATCAACGGGTCGATGGTTCAAATCCATCCACCATCGCCAATGCCGGTTTAGCTCAGTTGGTAGAGCGCCTGCCTTGTAAGCAGGATGTCAGCGGTTCGAGTCCGTTAATCGGCACCAGCACAACAGGTAAGGGTATTTTGCGACGTCGGAGATCGCCGAGCTTGGCAGAGGGTTCGAATCCCTACGAAGTACCCTTACCGTTGTGATGAATGCGCAGGCTGATGCGCGAAAGACATTGCAGCTATTGCGGAAAAGAGCTGTTCGGCGGGGCAATTAAACGCCCGTGAGAGTCTGAAATAACCGCAAGCCGGAGATCAGCACCGGTCATCACAACACAACAGGTAAGGGCATTCTCCCTTATGGAGCTTGACTTAAATGCATCGAGTGCTCTTACCGTTGTGATGAAGTGCAGCTCTTTGAAGCAACCAGAAGATAAGCATCTGGCTTCACAACATAAACCGCAGGAACGACCAATAAACGGTAGTCCGTATGGAGAACACCCCGTTGAGGAAGAGGCCTGGCCGGAACCGTAACCGGCACTATAACGTTGAGAACACTGGCGTAACGGGGTCATATCCCAATCTACGAATAAATGTTGCGTTGCAGCGTGACAACCAGTGTTCTCAACATTGTGGTGAATGCACAGGCTGATGTGCCGCAACTACAGTAGTGCGCGCTTTGCGGGGCTTGCTACAACCCTGTGTCGGAGTTCAGCACCGACCATCACAGTTTGATTCTCTGGCATGAGCATAACGCTGAAATAAGTCCAGTCTGGTGCGGCCCGATCACCCGCCGTTAGCTCCACGAAACGGAGCACGTAACAGGTAAGAGCATTCTCCTGTAACGGGTTCATATCCCAATCTACAGGTCCACCAGGAATGCTCTTTCCGTTGCGGTGAATGCGGCTAAGCGCACGCGGAACAGTTAAAACAATCCTCCTTAATGGTTAAACATTCCGACGTTAATTGTTAACTGGTTAACGTCACCGGGAGGCACTCGGCACCGCAATCTAATAAATATGTCACTTTTATTGAGGGATAACCAATGTTCGGTAAATTGTTCGGCAAGAAAGTCGCTTCTGCAAAAGTAGAGCTGAAAAAAGTTGAGAATCGCGATCTGATGGAGGCCATCATCGGTGGCTGTTTGTTGGTGTCTGCCGCTGATGGTGAAATCGAAAAAGAAGAAACAGCGAAACTTGATCAGCTTGTCCGCTCTAATCCGCGTCTTAGTCATTTTGGTAACGAAATTACTGCAACAATTACCCGCTTTACCGAGCAACTGGAAGCTGGCTTCCGTGTTGGTCGCATGAATATCCTTCGCGAAATTGAAGATATCAAAAACGATCCAAAAGAAGCGGAAGAAGTATTCGTTAACATGCTGACAATTGCAGAAGCGGACGGTGAAATCGAGCCAGCAGAACACAAAGTACTGGAAGAAGTAGGCCGTCGTTTAGGTCTTCGTGTGGAAGATTATCTGTAATGGCAAGCAAGGCACGTATCGCAATCGCCATTGGTTTTCTCTTGCTGTCCGTGCTGGTGGATTTCACCAGCACAATCCTGTCAGTTTTATCGGACGGGGCGTTGGTGGCAGTAGCTGTAACATTGGTATGGCCGATATTAAAAACAGCTTCTAAGGATCAGTGATGGGCTTCTGGGATTTTGCTGACAAGCATCCAATTGTTCTCGTTGTCATTGCTGGCATAGTTGTAGGCGGTATTGCTGGCGTCATAGAAGCACTCAGGAAACAGTAATCCGGCCCTTTAGCTCAGTGGTTAGAGCTGGCGACTCATAATCGCACGGTCACCGGTTCAAGTCCGGTAGGGGCCACCATATTTGGTTGTAACACGGCGTCTGGCACATGCGTCGTTAGCGGTCTGGTGACGTTAAAAGGGGGGAACCTTGCCCCTAGCTCAGGCAACGAACCAGGTAGCCGGAATGTGCAAGCCACCGTTTGTTGTTTCTCGGGTAAAGGGATTCACCATCCTGGCGATTCGGTGTGACAGCCGGGAAGAGTCCGGCGCATTAATCCTGATTTTCTGGTGATGACTCATATCGTTAGGAGTGATTTGAGTATGCCGATTATATCTGACATTCAGCACGCCTGGGTGGAGTGCTAATGTCTGCATCCCCTCTTGAATCCATGCCAAATTCCCTTAGTGCAGAACAAGCTGTACTTGGTGGCTTAATGCTTGATAACTGCCGCTGGGATGAAGTTGCAGATCGTATAGTTGCTGATGATTTTTATACCAGTGCTCATCGTGAAATTTTCAGTGAGATGGAGAGGTTATTAAGTCATGGCAAACCGATTGATTTGATAACACTTGCTGAAGCACTTGAACAGAACGGTAAATTAGAACGCGCCGGTGGTTTTGCGTACCTTGCGGAGATGTCAAAGAACACGCCCAGCGCGGCAAATATTTGTGCTTATGCAGATATCGTTCGTGAACGCGCGGTTGTTCGTGAAATGATTTCCGTCGCAAATGAAATAGCCGAAGCTGGATATGCGCAGGATGGCAGGGGCAGCAATGAATTGCTGGATATGGCCGAGCGCCGCGTTTTTGAAATAGCTGAAAAACGACAAAAGAGCGGTAGTGGTCCAAAAGATATCGCCAGCATTCTCGATGCAACGGTATCTCGCATAGAAGAGTTGTTTCAGCGACCACATGATGGTGTAACGGGGCTTGATACGGGATTTACCGATCTCAATAAGAAGACGGCAGGGCTTCAGCCGTCCGATCTCATCATTGTCGCCGCCCGCCCATCTATGGGGAAGACCACGTTTGCGATGAATCTCGTCGAAAATGCCGCAGTCCGTAACTATAAGCCCGTATTGGTTTTTAGCCTTGAGATGCCGAGCCACCAGCTGATGATGCGCTCACTGGCTTCTCTTGCACGCGTTGATCAGACTCGTATTCGAACAGGGCAACTTAACGACGAGGATTGGGCGCGGGTTTCTGGCGCAATGGGGATTCTGTTGGACAAGCAAAATATTTTTATTGATGACTCAAGCGCCCTGACACCTACAGAGCTTCGTTCCCGCGCTCGTCGTGTTTATAAAGAAAATGGTGGTTTGAGCATGATTATGATCGACTACCTGCAACTTATGCGCGTCCCCGAGCTGCAAGATAACCGAACGCTGGAAATTGCCGAGATTTCTCGCTCACTGAAGGCTTTGGCGAAGGAATTACAAGTACCGGTGGTGGCATTGTCACAACTTAATCGTTCACTTGAACAGCGTGCGGACAAACGACCGGTAAATTCAGATTTACGTGAATCAGGAGCAATTGAGCAGGACGCAGACCTGATCATGTTTCTGTATCGCGACGAAGTTTATCACCCGGATAGCGAAATGAAGGGCATTGCCGAGGTGATTATCGGTAAGCAACGAAATGGCCCAATTGGCACGGTGAGATTGGCTTTTAACGGCCAATACTCACGGTTTGATAACTATGCTGGTGCTGACTGGCAAGAGGATTATTGATGCAACGGAAACTAACTAAGCGTAATAAAAATTGGTTGAGCGACATGCTGAAAAAAGCCAATCGCAACCATATGTACCTCAACGACTGGCTATCAATTAAAGGTAATCTCAGAGATGCAAAAATGATCGACAGACATGTTGCGCGCTATGGTGTTTCACTTGTCTTAGAAAAGGCTGAATTAGTATTTTCGGAATATTATTCCATTCCGCAAATTAGCTCCAAAGGAAAAATATGTGGCTATGTGCTCAAACATAAAAGCAAGCTGGATGAGCTTTTAGTCAGGGAAAAGGAGACGCAATGAACATCCTGATCATTGGGCGAAAATTTGAAGCTATCAGTGATGTGAAAACATATACGGAAATGTGGGCTTACAACCTGGCCTGCGCCTTTAGTGAGGCTGGGGTAACATTGCAATACCATCGTCCATATTCTCCCGGCGTCGAAAGCCCGGAGGATTATGTTGAAGCTGTGTTGACCGCTGCGCTCTCGTGTTCTGCGAAAGCCATTTTAGCGCCAGGATTGCGGTATTTTACTACGGTGCCCAGGGAAATAGGTGTGCAACTGCGTCGTCGATTCACTGGATGGGTAGCTCAGGTATACGACGGTTCTATGCTGGATTCGGCACCAGTTGATATTACTTTTACTGTCCGCGATGATACCTGGCGGTACCTGGATAATCCCGGCAGGTTAGAGCGTCATAATCGCTTTAACAAACATGTTGGATGGGCAGCGAATCAGGAGCTGTTCCATCTGGAAACCAAAACAGACGATGTTCTGCGTATTTTTGTAGACCACGCTGCATTTGATGTTAGTGGGTTTGATCACTCCTTAAGTATCCTTATGAACCTTCAGCGTCTGACTGTTCCGTATGAGGCCAGAACGTTGACCGATGACGGATTGGTTACCATTGATCCGGGGAATATTTCGGTAACTCCATACAGACGGACGCCGGTACCAGCAACCGAATTTGCAGCTGAATTGCGTAAGAGTGACGTTTTTATCGTTACGCATCCCGAAAGCCTTGGATTAACTGTTCTTGAGGCGGCAATGTGTGGGGCGTTGATATTAACGCCGTCCGATTGCCTTCCGCCAGATCGCCTGGCTTTGGTGAACCATATGGTTATCAAGTCGCGGATTGATTGGGATGAGGTTATTGCTCGCGTTGATCGCGTGAAAAATGCTGAAAAGGTCCAGTGTCACACCTGGTCGGCAATTGCGGAAAAGATGCTTGAGACGTTTATCACGCAGAAACCGTCGCGCGGTAACGGATAAAAAATTGAACCCGTCATAACAGAAAAGCCCGAACGCCGGGCTTTTCTTAAGCCTTGTCAACAGAGACTTGAGCGGCTTTTATGGATAGATTCCCGCTGGCCTCTATCGCCATACTTCCCCCCGCCTTCAGGGCGACATCCGCGCCTGACTTTATATCGAGATTTCCTGCGGAAGAGATGAATGCCGGACCTTGAGAAATGGCATATAACTCCCCGGCCTCGTTGAACCCGATTGTTGTTCCACTTTTCAAGTGCGTAACGGCCCAGGCTCCGCCCGCCGTCCGGACCTCCATTAGTCCGTTCCGCGACGAAATAAAGTCTTTTTTGGCGCTGGTTGATGGTTGTGCTGGTGCACCTTCAACTTCAGGCGGTACATAGCCTTCCCCTTGTCCTGACGCTTCAGGTGGCACATTGGGAGCGCCACCGGATGCATCCTGTGCATAACCGATTATCAATGGCCATCGAGAATCCCCATTGTAGGGAAATTCTACCCATACTTTATCGCCGGGCAGAAATGGTGAAAACGTGTTTGCATTGGACAATATGGCTTCTGCCCACGGCAATGAGGCATCTGGTAGCCCATCCATCATGCCGACAACGCGTATTTGCGTACGCATCAGACCTTTAGGGTCATCGACGCTTACCACTACAGCCCGATACTTCCCTGTCAAACTACCCATTCACCACTCCTAACTGTGCACGGCTGACAAAACGGAAGCGGTCTTCGAAATGAGTCACGGACATCACTATCATTTTGTCAGGGATAGATTCATCGAGTTCTCCGTCACCTGCCGTGTTATGCACGACAATTTTCAGCGTCGTACCCGGAGTTAGCACGGCATTTCCTTCCACCAGCATATCGAGGCGGGGGAGAATGAATTTGTTGTAGTTCGCCAGCGCGGTAGGATCGGGATTGCTCGTAAATTTAATGGGGTCTTCCTGGTTACCTGAGTAAACCACACCTTTGGTCATGTCATAACTGGCCATTCTGTAATTATGGCGGCGCTGGTATTCATAATCGGCATTCAGGATGTTGAACTGACTAATTGTAAATCCGGATGTGTTGGGATTGGCGGACTCATAAGTAAGCGATGGAGCGGCGTTTGCCATTTTTTCCATACTTTTAAAATTGATCGTCCCCCTGGATGCCCAGCACATAGAACCGGTATCCCTGGCTATCTCCTGCAATACCTTGGTCGGTTTTTCTCCAACATTTAGGTGGTATGTGGATGTTTTTCTGAATGAGTCAGCATTTACCTTCAGACCAGGGGCAAGAGAGGAAACTACGGCTGATGGGGGCTTATCAACAAAATACTGTGCGCTGGTGGACGGAACTTTTAATAACCGCACCGGGTTACTAAACGCGTAAATCAGTACAGTATCGTCCTTGCGCGGCGCTTTAAGAACAAAGAACTCTTCCGAGAAGAGGATGCCGCCATGACCTTCCGGATCACCAAGTGAAACGGTCAGTATTGTCCCAAATTTCACCCCCAGCTTATTGACCACGTAAGCCGTTGAATCCCTGACCATGAGCATAAGCTGGGGACCAGATAGCTCCCCGGGTTCGACATAGGTACATCCTACGATCATTTCGCGAGGGATTTCGTTCTGCCCAATTGAAACAGATTGCAGGAATAGCTGAGTGCGTTTTGAATCAGTTTCCGGGGCTGTGGTGGTCTTTGTGGCCATCTCATTCCTCCAGAATTTTCGCTTTTACCGTTATGGTGCCGGTGGTTTGCTGCATATAAGCCAGGATAGGAAGCTCCGCCACTACTGTGAGGTTCAATCCAACCGCGAACAGCCTGTTGTCGGCGGTGCCGGTGGTCAGATCCTGAAATGCGATTGATTTTTGCCCTTCTATGTAACAGGTAACCGGTATCTCATAACCGCCGACATTGGCAGTGTGAGTGAAAGATGCCTGCCCGAGGCTGGCATACATTCGTAGCCAGAATGCTAATGCAGTTGTAACCATCCCAAGAGATTCCTTCTCGTCACTGGCTATCCATAGCGAATATTCCAGTGAGAAAGGGATAGTCGATACCAGGGCTTCCATCTCATCATTTTCATTGGTGACATGCCCTTCATCGTAATTATCCCGGCACAGTTCACCTTCATAAATTGAAAATGCGGGAGAACGAGACAGATTCACAAGCGGCATTGCCAGCTTATTTACCGGGCCAGCAGAGGCTGTATCTTTGCGCCCGGCGCGATCGGCTTCAAATGACGACAACCACTCCTTCACATCACTAAAAGTGCCGAGCGTTATGCGATCTCTTGGTGTGCGTTTCAGGAACTCCCGGAACGACTGGTTAATGCGATCATTAAAGCTGACAACTTGTGAGTCGAACGCTTCGTTTAAAGCCTGTGCGAGCGCCGAATCAATGCCATCAATAGTGGCAAATTCCAGCTTACCAGTTGGAGTAAGACCTTTTTTCTTAAAGATGGCCAGTAGCCATTCCTGATTATTCAGAATCACCGATGAAATTCCCTTCAAAGGCGCGTGAAGGCACGCAATAAAACAAACTGCCTACCCTGGCAGTGCCGTAATTGAATATTTTATGGATGTACCAGAAGCGGCGAATGGTTGTGCCGTCTGACAGCTGTTCCAGCCATTCGAGCATAGAACCCACTGGCACATTGACGGCAGCTAACCGAAGGATTAAAGCACTGTCGCTAATTCCCGTATTATCACTGCCGTCGTATAGCGCGTAGAAGGCGTCCATCTCATCCGGGCAGTCGAGGGCCGTTATCAGTTCTGGATCCTGATAGTCATATATGCGTTGGTTCGGTTCTATTATTTCAGGTGCCGTTTCAGGTGCATTTTTGTTTCTGTAAGGTATTGCGCGATACAGAACTGCATCGAATGAGTCAGGGTCTAGCTTGATTGCTTTGAGCCAGTCCATCCGCACAAGGTTATTAAAAACTGCATGACCTTGATAACGGTGGCGCACACCAGAATCACTAAGCAGGCCGTGATCCAGATTGGGAAGGTGATTGTCCTCCACAGGATCAACAATATTACCAACGTTAACACCATCGGTTTCGATTTCAGCATCAATATCTTCCTCTTCAATCAGTTCAGAACCTTCGCCTGGAATATCCGGATCCGATTCGGTGTCCGGGAGGTTATCACCAGTCACTTGTTGTGATGGTTCTGTGTCCTCAAACATGTCATCAAAGAAACCAGCCATCGATTATCCTTTCCGTTTACGGGCTTCGTTAATTTGTGTCTCAAGAATGCTTCGCGCCTGCGCGGTGGCAGCGGCCTTGTCCATTCCCTGACTCATGAAAAACTTTATGAGGTTGTTCGCCTGCGTTTGCAGGGCTTTTTTGAGAGCGTCGGCTTCAGCGCGAGCCTGGGCTTCCCTCACCAGCGAGGCTTTTAGTTCGGCATTCTTCCTGTTTGCCGTGGTGCGAGCTTTTTTTAACAACCGGCGAACGTTGTCCGTGGCGCTATCTTTGGCGCGTAGTTTTTTGCCTAATGCATCCTGAGATTTCAGATATAACTCATACTCACGCGCCGCTTTAGCCTGATCCGTCGTTGTTGTCCGGTTGCGCGCGAGCGATTTAGCCAGTTCGCCTTTGAAATAGGTTGTTGTCTTCCGCTTGTCATCGCCGAAGGCCACCTGTTCAGCTGCTTTTTCCAGGGCAATAATGATGGCCTTGTGCCATGTGGGAGACTGAGAACGCGTCATAGCGTGCAACACATGTTTGCAGGTTACACCAGTCAGATCAGGGTTGCGGATTTTGGGGAATGCATACTCTTTTGGCGGCGCGACAGCATAGTTACCAGCAGTGGCCATATAACGATACCAGTATTGATGGCGTCCACAATCACAGTCGAAAGATACCCGGCCCTTGCAGAGATCGGCAGCGATTCGGGCTTTTTTCGCACCGTCTTCAGCAATTTCCTCAACGGCTTTATCCCATTCCTCAAATCGAATTCTGACACGGTGATGCTGGTGGACCGACTCATCCGAGGCATTAACAGATATCAATGCAAGGTTGTGTTTTAGCCCGAGGAATGTCGCGGCTTTGATCCCTGTGCCATCAGAAACCTTGTTGTTAGCGCGTTTTATATCAATGCTGGTGGACTGCGCCACCAGCTGAGCATAGGTAATGCCGGGTACCGTGCTCTTGAATTTGGTTTTATGAGCCTGCCTTGAGGTGTTGAAACTGCGTATATCTTCGGGCGTAAAGTAGGTGCCATCTTTCTTTTTCCCAAGGCTGAGGAATGCCTCAAGTTCGCGGTTACGCATCCCCATAATCCTTGGGGTGAGTGTACGTCGCGCGTTTCGCCGATTCTGACGCTGCTGTTTACGGATAAGATCGAAGACCTTGTTAAAGTCTTTTGCACTTAATCCATCAGTCTGATAGCGACCAAGGTTGTCGCGAGCATATTCAGTTGGCATTCAATTCCCTTACGCAATGGATAATGTCCCTATTACCTGGCCGTCGTATTGGAAATGGCGAATCATTTCGCGGATCCAGGTGGCAGGTGGGAGTTTTAATTTTTTGCCAACAGTCATACCCTGAGACTCATCCTCAAGCCCGGCGGCGAGCGTCACAACCCAGCGTAGCTCTGCTATGCCCCACATACGGTAAGCCAGCAAATCCGGGCGATATTGCTCATCGGGAAGAACGTAATAAATCGTCAGATTCTTGTCGTTCGATTCACACATAAGCATCACCTCTTTGCGCAGCTCTGCCCTGAGTATTGGATCGGCTATGTTGCGGTCGTCATACCGCGACAGAGGATATTGCCGGGTGCTTTGGGTTGTAGTGATTGATGTAGCCATAGTCAGCCTGCCAGAAATAGATGATGGTGATTCTACTGCTAGTCATTTGTTGATTATTTAACTCAACAAAAGAAAATTATTAGTGCAATTTTGGTTGTGAAATGTATCATTCTGCCCTTAAGTAGGTTCTTCACGAGGAAACAAAATTGGCAGAACGTGTTGATGATGCAGAGCTGAGCATGAATCAGTTAGAAGCTCTCAAAGACATGGCCATCGATAACATCAGAAAGCAGGCACAGGTCGTGAGTCAGGTATTTACAGGGAAGTGTCGTTACTGCAATGAACCGATTGAATCAGGCATCTATTGTGACGCTGAGTGTGCACAATGGCACAGGGAAGAGCAGGCCGCAAAACAGCGTAAATATGGCATGCGACCGGCAGGATTTGACTGATTATGTTGCGCTTTACTGAGGAAGAGTTTCAGGCTTTTAGTGAGCGTCGAAATAAGGGGCGGTCCAGGCCAAAAACCAAAAAGGATCCATTCTTATCGCTTGCGCCGGTAAAAGAAGTTTCTCCACATGCGAAGGCACTTGCAGCACTGGCAAAGAACCCAGACCTGCGCGACGGAAATTGCGAGCACTTCGAGCAGGTTTTCATTTTTGATTACTTCGAACGCAAGCACCCTGACATCTATGATCTGTTGCATGCAACGCCTAACGGAGGGAAGCGTTCAAAAGCAACCGCTGGGAAAATGAAGGCTGAAGGGCAGAAAAAAGGTTATCCGGACATGAGTCTCGATAAAGCATGCGGTATTTATCACGGCATGCGAATTGAGCTTAAAGAACCAAATGGTAAAGCCCCGACGAAAGAGCAGATCGCCTGGATGCGCAGGCTTAGAGAGGAAGGCTACTACGTTGTTCTTGCGTATGGTGCAGAACAAGCGATTACCGCCATCCTGGAATACATAAGCCTTAAAAAGGGTGAGGCTATTGAGCATGTATTGAACGGCGATAAGTGGTTGTCTGTCGCTTAAAATAATAAATTAATTAGTGCATGTGCACTCTTTGTGGTAGTGCACTTTAACATCGGGAGAATAATCGTGTCATCCAAGGTTAATTATGAGTCGCTGGCATCGGTCATGCCGCGTAATGAACAGGAAACAGATGCTGTAGTGGACCCTGTAATCGCTGAAATGAATGCTCGCCTGGAGGCTGAATTTGCAGCTGAGAATGAACATACCACCCAGGGCGACTAGGACTGTTTTTGTGTCGGTAGCGGTCCGTCACTCACTCGTGAGGACTGTGCTGCTATAGAAAAAACTGGCTGTTCAATCATCGCGGTTAACAATTCCTGGCAGATGTTCGATGACATTTATGCCTTATACGCCGGTGATTTGTCATGGTGGAAGCAATACGGATCCACCATACCGGGAGGGAGATTCCGCAAAGTGACAGCCAACCTGGCGGCGGCGAAATCATTTTCGTTGGAGTACAGGCGATATTGTGGACCGGCGGAAGGGGTAAATAGCGGCGCGCAGGCTATCAGTCTGGCTGCTGAATCAGGGGCTGAAGTAGTGGTATTAGTCGGCTATGACTGTTCTCTGCAAAACGGCCTTCATTGGCATGGCGCGCACCCTCAAGCCCTACGGAATCCAACGCAGGTGTCTATTTCAAAATGGCAACAGCAGTTCCTGGATACCCGCAAAAAACACGCAGATTTACATATTTTGAATGCAAGTAGGAGCAGTGCAATTCAATGTTTCCCAAGAATAAATTTAGAGGCAGTGATCGCGTTATTATCGTCGGCAGTGGCCCAAGCGCCGCAAACTTTGTTGCGCCGCGCGGAGTGCCGATTATAGCGGTCAATGGGGCCATCGACTGGCTGAACCGCGCTTCTTATTTTTCACACTTGATCCATCGCCAGACAATATGCGGCGCGTTGGTCGTGGCCGCCGTCGCCGTGGTGTTTGTTATTGCATGGCACTACCCGATGTTAAAGAACGTGAAGTCAGAGATGGCGTTCTGTGCTTCCGTCGTGTGGCTGAACGCGGCATGGAGCCAAACAATACGAATTCTCCCGAGTGGTGGGCGTGGCGCTGGTCCGCACATTTCGGACTTTGCGAAGATGAGAATGAAATTGCCAGCGGCAATAGTGCATATGGTGCTCTGAACCTGGCTTTCCATATCGGATTCAAACATGTCGCCCTGGTGGGCGTTGACGCTACACAAGAACCACGCGTTCACTCCGGCGGCACGCCAAAAAATCTAAGTCACCTGCCTTTGTTATTCCAGTCTGCGCGTGAACGGATTGACGTTGTTTCATGCGGGAAAATGGGAGGTATTCCGCAGATGACTCTTAAAGAATGGCTGAAGAATACATGATGGCACCCACAATTTATCACCGTATCGACGGTACCAAATACAGGAATGTCTGGGTTGTTGGTGATCTGCATGGTTGCTACACCAGACTGATGTCCGAACTCCATCGTGTGGATTTTGACCCGGCGCAGGATTTACTGATATCGGTCGGCGACCTTATCGATCGCGGTACTGAAAATGTCGAATGTCTGGAACTATTGCAGATGCCCTGGTTCAGGGCAGTGATGGGGAACCATGAGCGGCTGATGATTGATGCGTTAAGTCCAGATGGCAACGTGAATAACTGGCTAATGAATGGCGGACAATGGTTCTTCATGCTGGACACTGATCAGGAAATATTAGCTTGGGCGCTGGTGGAGCTGGTAAAGCGTCTGCCCTATATCATTGAGTTGAACACCGGGCAAGAAACTATCGTTATAGCCCATGCCGACTATCCGGATAATGAATACCAATTCGGTAAGGAGGTGCCGCTTTTCAACGTTGTCTGGGCGCGCGAGCGTATCAGTGATTCGATGGATGATATTGGTGGCGAAATTTCGGGCGCAGATCGTTTTATCTTTGGTCACACTCCGGTGAAAAGCCCGAAGACATTCTGGAATCAGCAGTATATCGACACTGGTGCCGTATTTTGCGGAAACCTGACATTGATGAAAGTGAAAGGTGATGGTGCAGCATGAAGATTGCTTTAGTTTTTCGCTCTGGTGGTGACTATAACGCTTCCGATGTGCAGTGGCTGGTTAATCAACTGCCAAAAGGCTATGAAATTATTTGCCTGACAGACCTGAAGCGTTTACATGTACCTGGCGTCAAAGTTGTCCCATTGATCAACCAGTGGCAAAAGTGCCGTGGCTGGTGGGCGAAAATCGAGTTGTTCCGACCGGATATAACCGATGATCTGTTCTATCTGGATTTGGACACGGTTATTGCCGGTGATATACGCCCAATCCTAGAGCATCCACCAACCAGCTTCACCATGCTTAGGGATTTTTACCATCCACAATATCGTGGCAGCGGTGCCCTGTGGATACCAAATAGTGTTAAAGCGCATATCTGGAGTTCATTCTGGCAAGATCCGGAAGGTTGGATTTCTCGTTGTGTCACTACTGAGTGCTGGGGTGACCAGGGGTTCTTACGAAAGGTTATGGGCGATGATACACCAGCATTTCAGGATCTGTATCCAGGATGGTTTGTAAGTTACAAGGCCGATGTTGTGGAACCTGGTTCAAAATATGCGAGCGCGCGTTACTCCAGGGGGAATGGGGCATTACCAAAAGACTGCCGAATAATCTTTTTCCACGGCAAACCGCGACCTCGCGAAGTGTCAGAGGATTGGCTTCCCCTTATCAGCTCGTTTTTTGAGCGAGAATCAGAATAATATTGCTCTAATAATTCCATATTTTTAAAACGTGATGTACACTCATCACGTTTTTTATTAGAGCAATCTACAAGGTGCACTATGTGGCCATTCCGACGGAAATATCACTACTGGCTGATCGCCTTTGTTACGCCGACCGGCGGTATCAGGCATGTCATCACCAGGTATCGCAACAAGAGACTCACCTTAGCCAGAATTTTACAGGCTGCCATAGGTGAGGGACTGGATACAAATTGCGTAGTCCTTCCTCCTTCATACTTAGGAAAAATGACCGAAGCACAAGCTAATACGGAACTTTGAAATGAGCACTTCAGCACAAAACCAATCAATCGAAAATGTATCTATCCCTGATGTCCTGAATGCCGGTATCCCGGCCATTATCCAGAACATCCGGGCCGCGCAACGCCGCGTTAGTTGTGATGACCTCACAGCACGTTTTTTTGATAATGCGGTTCAGTCAGCGGAGATGCTTCACGCACAGCTTATTGATGTTTATAACGCAGAAGCTGATAGCCATAACTCCCTGGTAGATGCAGCTGAAAATATGCAGTTGGATCTCGGTCTGAAGGGTAAAGAAATTGAAGAGCTTCAGCTGCAAATTGAACATTTGAAACGCCAGCAACAGGACGCGATCGACGATGCGACGCATGACGCCAACCAGCGTGCTGATAATGCCGAACGTATAAGCATTGAGCTGGAAACAAAACTCAATGAAATGACCGCGATGGTTGAACTGCGGAACTCACAGATTTCAACGCTAAAATCTCAATATAAAGAGATCATGAAACTTGATCCTTTTAACCTTGAGAAACGCTATAACAAAGCTAAAAGCGAGCGACAGGAACTGCGTAAGCAGGTCGCCGACCTTAACCAACAGCTCAAAAAAACTATTAAAGATGCAAGCGAAGCGCGCGTGGCATTTGCTAATAAAAAAGCAGAGGTTACCGCGCTGGTTAATGAGAATGCCAAATTTGCGACGCTCAAGAAGGAAATGTATGGCATTACTGAGCGCCGTTTCCCTGCAAGCAAACTTCATCCGACGTTAGGGCAAATCTCCTTCTTCCCGCGCCTCCTGGCTTATGGGATCTCATCGCCTAAAGAGTTCAATAACGAGCGTCCTTATATCGTTTCTAAGCTGGACTTTGCTTATCAGTTCTGCTGCGACATGGGCTATGCCATTGATATCCGAATCAACGAATGGTTGATGCCAAACTTCCAGCCGCTGGCCATTTTCCGCGAGTTCCAGCCGGAAGGTTGGGTAGAGTTCTTCCATGAATTGATCTGTAAAGAGATGGAAAGCCGCCGCCCGGAACTGGTCCGCCGTGTCGAGTGGGCGCAAGAGGTTATGTTGGCAGATGCAGAGCTGCCGTTCGAACCGGAATTTATTGATGATCTGGCAGCTAAAGGGCTGCATACCCTGTTTGATGTGGTTACCCGCCGTCATGAGCAGTTGGTTGTCGAATTGGGTTTAGAGGAAACAGCGGCAAGAAGACTTCTCGATGTTTGCTATGCACGTAGCGATGCATGGGAAAAAGAGAACGGCGGCACTATTTACGTTCGCTGACAGTTACAGTGTCACTTTTAATGCTGGTGGAGTGCGCCCACCAGCATTTTTTTCGTCCAATGAGGAGGGCATTTGAGTATTTTCAATAAACACGCACACCAGGAACGTCCGTATATCGTCATAGTTGATATTGATGGAACAATATCAGAGGCAACTGAAGACAGACTGCATTTGCTTCCGCCACCAGGTAAAGGTGCATTAACAAAGGACTGGAACGAGTTTAATCTCGCCTGTGACACCGATACTCCCATCACTCCAGTTATTGATATGGTGCGCCAGTTATTTAACGTTTACACGGTCTGGTTTGTAACCGGGCGCTGTGAGATCGCAAGGGATAAAACACGAGCCTGGCTGCGGAAGTACGTAACAAACGGGGCAGAGCCTTTGCTATCTATGCGTCCTGCCACCGATGACAGAAATGACGGCCCAGCAAAGATTGATCTCCTTAAGAAAATTGGTCTAAGTAAAATCGCGTTCGCGCTGGAAGATAAGATTGAAGTGGCGCGTGTTTTCAGGAGGCACGGCGTGCTTACGTTAATGGTCAGGGAGTATGAAAACGCGCTTCTCCATCAACAATAATTGCTCTAATAAATATTGATTTTTAAAACAGAGGAAGTGAAAATAAAAACATGCCGCAAGGCGCGGCATGTATCCAATCAATCACAGGAGCTGAAAATATGAACACGGCATTCAAAATCATTATGGCCGCGATCTATTTCTGGCTGTTCTCTATCACTTTTGGCGGCATCGTCGCACATGGGTAAGGGGGATGCATGAAAGGCGAAGTGAAAGAGCGCGGCATGATTTTTAACGATGAGATGGTCCGGGCAATTCTTGGCGGGAATAAAACACAGACTCGCAGGATTGTTGAAGAAAAATTCTATGGACGGGCAGTGGCCGCAGAGTTGCTTGCCAAGCATTGTCCATATGGTCAACCGGGCGATCGTATTTGGGTTCGCGAAACCTACCGGGTACATGGCAAAGCGACGGACGTCGCAACGCTGGTTTATCGCGCAAGCGTGCGTAACTCCTGGACAGAACAAACGCACCGGGTTCCGGTCGAGGTTTGTAATAAACCAGTATCAGAAAAGTGGACGCCATCAATTCACATGCCGCGCTGGGCATCGCGCATTCTTCTGGAAATTACCAACGTGCGCGTTGAGCGGTTGAACGATATCAGCGAATGCGATGCAAGGGCTGAGGGCGCACCAACAGAATCGACCCTCATTGGCGATAAGCATTACCCAGGTTTCCGTAGCCTATGGAAATCAATTTATGGCGAAGATAGTTGGAACGCTAATCCTTGGGTGTGGGTAATAGAGTTTGAGCGCATTCAGGGGGCAACCAGTGAGTGAGTCAAAATGCCAAATTAATGGCAACAAGATAGAACCGTGCGCGGCGTTGGCACAATCCCTGGAGCATGACGCTGAATACACGACGCGAAAAGGTCTGCTGAAATACAAAATCTATAACCATGAATTAATTCATTCACAAGACCTGATCATGCTGCGGTCTGGTGAATTTTCTAAATCGCCTATTCGAGTTTCATTTTGCCCGTTCTGTGGTGAAAGTCTGAAAACGTGGGAAGCGGAGGCAACCAGTGAATAACCGCTTTTACATGATGTGCTTGCGTGAAACTGTGGGTAATAACGCCTCATTCCATTGCCATAACGGCAATGGTTACAGTTCTGATATCGATCGCGCTCATGTTTACACGCTGGAAGAAGCCCAAAAAGCCTGGAATTGTGGACGAGATATCGATCAGCCTGTTTGCGCTGATAGCGTGGATGCAATGGCTGTGTGGCACGTTGATTGCCAGTACATCCCCACAGAAAGCCTGATTGAGTCAGATTGCACTGCGTATGTGGCCTACAAAAAAGGTAGCTGGAACGGCAACGATGTTTACTGGCTTCAACACGGTGGATTGCCAACAGATGACTTCAGTAAAGCGACCATCTTTAGCGTCGCCAACAAAAACGAACCAGGAATAGTTTGGTTGCCATTTTCCATTGCTGATGCAGCAAAGCGTCGGACGTTCAATATCAATAACTTTAACCGCAGAACAATGGTTCAGGGCGCAGGTTTGGTCATGCCTGACTGGTTGAAAGAGCAGAACAGAAGAAAGAAGTCGCGAAGCGGGAAGGTGCGTTGGAATTGTCCGCATTGCGGAAAAATAACCTGGCAGTACAGCCCATATGATTTTGAAGGCTGTAGTGATTACAACTGTGAAGGATGGCGAGAATGACAATTGACTATCAGGCACTGCGTGAGGCGGCAGTTGCAGTAGAAACAGAACCTATGCATCAAAATTTTGTGGCGTTTCGTATGGCGTTCACGCCATCGGTGGCACTGGCACTACTGGATGAAATTAAGCGGCTGGAAGACACAAATATTGATGCTATGTGCCGTATTGCAGAGCTTGAGACTAATCTCGCGGCGCTGGTGGCAGAGAACGCCGGACTGAAACACGCAATGGCCGTAACTCTTGAGCATGTGTCGGTCACGGATGCAGGGCAGGCCGGAGTTGCTGCAATGATTATCAACGATGCCCTGCACCACAGCGAAACTCCAGCTACCGATGCTTTTCTAGCTGAAGTGAAGACTGAAGCACGCAAGGAAGGCGCTTATTTTGTGGCGAACAGAATGCTGGCTGCCTGGGAAGCTGGTTTTATTGATGATACTGCGAAGAACGCCGCGGATATTGCCCGGATGATTCTTACCTCTACTGAGTTTATGGCTAATGCGCCGGAAGGCGATTTTGACCGCTCATTCTCTGATGGCGTTCTCGAAGATATCGCCGACCAGCTTCGAAAAGGAGGCAACCAGTGAGCAAGATTGACTATCAGGCACTGCGTGAGGCGGCGGAACGTGCAATTCCAGCAATGGAACGCCTGTTAATGTTGCCAGCTGATGATGATTTGTTAAGTGAACAGGAACTTAAAGATTACGGTGTGGATATTGATGCGCTCAACGCCTTCAAATTTCTGGCCGGACCAGAAACCGTGCTGGCACTACTGGATGAACGGGAAAGAAACCAGCAATACATCAAACGCCGTGACCAGGAGAACGAGGATATTGCGCTAACGGTAGGGAAGCTGAGAGTTGAGCTTGAGGAAGCAAAATCAAAACTCAACGAGCAGCGTGAGTATTACGAAGGTGTTATCTCGGATGGAAGTAAGCGCATAGCAGAACTGGAAGCGCGGGAAATAAAACCAGCCAAAGGTGAAGTTCTGGTCGTTGTATCTGGTTTTACTGGTTGCGGAAAAAGCGCCATTGCCGGGGAAATAGAAATCGCGATGAAGGCTATTGGTGTACCGGTTAAGTGGACTAATGGCGATGCAGAAAAGCGCATGACTGGCGCTGACTGGCTGACTGCGATTGAGATGTACAAACCAACTGTGCGCATCGTGGAAGTTAATGTGCCACGCGCCGCTGGAATTCGCACCAAAGGAGATGCAGGAGAGCAAAGCGATGAAAAACCGTAAAGCAAAGATTCTGTTAGTTCGTAGAAACGCTCCTGGCGTCTGGCAGTGGGTGAGACTCAGCAACCGACGGATGGGGTTGATGAAATATTACGGGATGATGGATTGTGGTTTTTGCAAAAAGCCCAGCGCGGCGCAAAACCGCTGGAAAAACCACTTGCGCACTAAAGGAGAGTGATATGGCTATCGCTGCAAGTTACACCATGCATCTCTATTGTGATTGCCTCCAGTGTACAGATGGCAAATATAAGTCGCCAGACTTCGGTGAGTATATAGGTACGTCATGGGCTGGCTGTGCAAAAGAGGCGCGCAAGGATGGCTGGCGAATAAGCAAAGACAAAACGCGTGCTTTTGCGCCCGGGCATAAAGTTTTGAGGATTAACAAATGACCACTTTAACCGACAAAGAACTGATTAAAGAAATCAAAGAGCGCATAGGTAGCCTGGATGTGAGAGACAATATTGAGCGCCGTGCTTATGAAATTGCTCTGGCATCACTGGAGGCAGAGCCAGTGGCAAAAATTATAGCTCACTACCCATTAGGAATTGACGTAGGCAAACAAAAGTTCGTACAGGCCATTGGAGAGCTTCCTGACTTTGGAGGACATCTATTCGCCGCTCCACCCGTTCCAGTAGTACCGGAAGAAAAACCAATGCCTAATCCTCTTAGCATGTACGCGGTTGATGCTGTTGCCGCTATTGCAGAGGTAAGAGGCTGGAACGCCTGCCGCGCCGCCATGCTTCAGTCCGGAAACTTTCGGGAAAACAAGAATTCGTCAACCAATAATTTTCGGGAAATCGCGGAAACGTCAACCAACTATCCGGTAATTCCTAGTGAGGTGTTGTCCGCAATCTTGAAGGTTGCCAAGATTCGTGCCGATTTCGATGATTTTGACGGTGACAGGCGAGGTATCGGTGATTGTCTGGATGAGGCTGAGCAAGAGCTTATCGTTACCATTAACAAATATGCCAGTCAGTTGGCAGCAGAACCTATAGCGCCTAATGACGTTCGAGAGCAGACAGCCATTCGGCAACTCTCCGGTAATTCCGGGCGGTTGGATAAGCGGTAGTGAGCGAATGCCGGATAGCAAAACAGCCGTTCTTGTTGCCAGGGAGTTTGACAGGAAAGGTGACTGGCGAATGAAATGGGCGACTTACATCCCGGGGCATCCTGACGCTAATGATGGGTGGGTAATACCTGGTGCGTCGTGGATACCATCACACTGGATGCCGCTACCAGAACCGCCGCAGGAGGTTAACCATGGCTAACCTGCAACTTGCCGTCAAAGGTGAATACTTCGATGCCATGATTCGCGGGGAGAAAACGGAAGAGTATCGCCTGTGTAATGACTACTGGAATAAGCGAATTATGTTCCGGGAGTATGACCGACTGATTCTCACAAAGGGATATCCGAAGCGCGACGATTCCAGTCGCAGAATAGACGTCCCGTATGAAGGGTATGAAATCAAGACAATCATACATCCACACTTCGGTGATAAACCGGTAAAGGTGTTCGCGATAAAGGTGAATACCGGCAATGAATAACAATCCTCGCATTTGCGGGGATTTCTTTTATCTGAACTTGCTACAGCGAGTTTTGTTTTATGGAGATGATAAATGCACTTCCGAGTTACAGGTGAATGGAATGGAGAACCATTCAACAGAGTTATCGAAGCAGAGAACATCAACGACTGCTATAACCACTGGATGATATGGGCGCAGATAGCGCATGCAGACGTAACCAATATTCGAATTGAAGAACTGAAAGAACACCAAGCCGCCTGATGGCGGTTTTTTCTTGCGTGTAATTGCGGAGACTTTGCGATGTACTTGACACTTCAGGAGTGGAACGCACGCCAGCGACGCCCAAGAAGCCTTGAAACAGTTCGTCGATGGGTGCGCGAATGCAGGATATTCCCTCCTCCTGTTAAGGATGGAAGAGAGTATCTGTTCCACGAATCAGCGGTAAAGGTTGACTTAAATCGACCAGTAACAGGTAGCCTTTTGAAGAGGATCAGAAATGGGAAGAAGGCGAAGTCATGAGCGCCGGGATTTACCCCCTAACCTTTATATAAGAAACAATGGATATTACTGCTACAGGGACCCAAGGACGGGTAAAGAGTTTGGATTAGGCCGAGACAGGAGGATAGCAATCACTGAAGCAATACAGGCCAATATTGAGTTACTCTCAGACAGCGGACGCAAATCACTGATAGACAGAATTAAAGGCGGTGACGCAATCACTCTTCATGTGTGGCTTGACCGATATGAAACAATCCTCACCGAAAGGGGGATCAGGCCGAAAACTCTACTCGACTACGCCAGCAAAATCAGGGCAATCCGAAGAAAATTGCCGGACAAACCGCTCACTGACATATCAACGAAAGAAGTGGCAGCAATGCTAAACACCTACGTAGCAGAAGGTAAAGCAGCTTCCGCAAAATTAATCAGGTCAACCCTTGTTGACGTTTTTCGTGAAGCAATAGCCGAGGGGCATGTGGCAACGAATCCGGTAACAGCAACCCGTACAGCAAAGTCAGAAGTAAGGCGCTCAAGGCTGACAGCTAATGAGTATGTCGAGATTTACCATGCAGCCGAACCTCTCCCTATCTGGCTAAGGCTGGCGATGGATTTGGCCGTCGTTACAGGGCAGAGAGTCGGCGATTTGTGCAGAATGAAATGGTCAGACATAAACGACAACCATCTTCACATTAAACAGAGTAAAACAGGGGCTAAACTCGCCATTCCGCTAACGCTAACGATTGACGCGCTCAATATCTCATTGGCTGATACACTACAGAAATGCAGGGAGGCCAGCAGCAGTGAAACTATAATCGCATCAAAGCATCACGATCCGCTTTCCCCGAAAACAGTATCAAAGTATTTTACAAAGGCGAGAAATGCATCTGGCCTCTCATTTGATGGAAACCCGCCAACATTCCATGAACTGCGTAGCCTGTCAGCGAGGCTATACCGGAACCAGATTGGCGATAAGTTTGCTCAACGTCTTCTCGGGCATAAATCAGATTCAATGGCGGCGCGGTATAGGGACAGCCGTGGACGGGAATGGGACAAAATTGAAATCGACAAATGA